CCTTTCTGAAGGGTCATTACCGATTTCCCTCTCCCTGTTAAGGGAGGGGGGAATAGCCAAAAGACGGAGTGTGGAAATATTTCAGACCTCAGACGAGATCTTTGTTTACTCCAAAGCATCGATTTCCGACGTGGACAATACCACACCACCGCGCTCGAACTCCAAAGAAGCATTTTAAATCTTCAGAGGAGGGAGCTAAGCAGTGATCAGCACCTGCCGTCCCCGAAAGGGAACAGCGGAGTTGGTTCTGCAGCTACAAACTGCATATATAGATGATATTCGGTCTACTGACAACCTTCCCTTGGTGTGAAAACCATGGGGGGGTCTGACAACAGGATTAAAATCCTCGCGTTACCGAAAAGGGCACGCGGCTACTAACGAAAGTTTTTAGTCTCCCGAAGTAGGTTAGAAGTTAAATCTGTCACCCGAGTCACTCTCTGTATATACCGTAAAGCCGGTTAATTCCAAGCAATGAACAACAAATTTAAAATAAATCTATTGAACATTGTACGGTCTAAAGTTGTAACTGTAAAATCAATGGTGCCACTATCTCAGAAATTTCTGGGATCCGTGCGTTTTCTCTCTACTCTTAGGTTAATAACCTATTTGAGTATGGGGAGAACGTCCGGGCTAGTTTACCGAGCTAAATGCGTGAATATCTTCTTGGACTTAGTATGGAAACTCCATACCAACCATGGGGCGTCTTTTACCATTAAATGGTTAAAGGCATCCTATGTCGCTCTTCAAAAGGAGCTGGGACAAGATAGATTAAAGTCACTCAGAATTTTAGATCCTGAGCTACCTTTACCACGACTTAACAACGGCCTGCCAAGGGGGATTCCCGTACCAGATAGAATACTTATTAGATCGGGTAATGTTTCCGTAATTAGATTCTGGTCAAGTTTATTTAACTTGTACAGAATACTGATTGCGGAACCCAAGTTAAAACTTGAGACCATTACTAATCCTTTAAGTGTTCCGTCCGAAAATGTGGAGTCATACATGGCTCTGGCCCGGTCAAAGAGTTTTAACTTCTTTGATCGGATAGGAAACCCAAGAGCAAGGGCAGAAATGTCCTTGTCTCCTGTTAAAGCGGAACTTTCTCGGTCGGCTTCGCCGTCCTCGAAAATCGCCGCTTTTGGTTTCTTAACAGATATCCATAGTTTGGCTACATATCGTCCGGACCTCTGGGAGGCCTTACATCACTTTGCATATTCAACTAATCCTACCCAAACTCCTTTTATGGAGTGGTTAGCGGATGGTTATGATATTATAACAGAAATTGCTAGTTATGACGGTAAAACCGTTACTGGCAAATCTGGAAGAGAGTATTATCAATCGGATTCCTATCAGACTAAGTCATCTGTACGAGCACATGGGGCCCCAACGGGGACCTATGCTCTCGGACAGTTTGCTGTCAAAATGGAGGCAGCCGGAAAAGTCCGGCTGTTCGCATTAATGGATGCTGTTACGCAAACATTCATGCGACCATTACATGACGCATTATTTGACTTACTGAGACAGATTCCGAACGATGGTACTTTCGACCAAGATGCTTCTGTTAGAAGATCTATGACCAAAGCAACCAAGGCTGGATTAGCTTACAGTTTTGATTTAACTGCAGCTACAGACCGGCTTCCCTCTACATTGTCAGCGGAGATCCTGAATGCTATTTTCGACAACAAATACCTTGGTGGGTATTGGTTGAAGATCATGACAGACAGGGCCTTCGGTTTCAATGAGACGGTTGCTCAGAAATTTGATATTTCTGATGGTCCTTACAAATATGCTGTGGGTCAGCCAATGGGAGGTTTATCCTCTTGGCCGGCACTAGCGGTGACTCACCACTGGATAATGCAATTAGCAGCTTCTAGAGCGTTAGGAATTAAAGCATGGTATAAGAACTATGAGATTCTCGGGGATGACCTTGTTATTTTTGACAAGGCTGTTGCCGACGAATATCTAGCTATTATGCAGGAAATCGGGTGTGAAATTAATTTGAATAAATCAATTTCATCACCTCGAAGACCAGTGTTTGAATTCGCAAAACGAACCTGTTGGGCTGATAATATTGTAAGCGGAATTTCGATGGCACAGTTAAGTGCGGCTTGGAATGTTGGATCCCGGGTCGGGAACGCGTTAGCGTTTTCCCGATCAGGCCTGATAACATCTCCTTCCGTGCTTTTAGCTATTCTATCTAAATACGCATCTAGAAGAGTTTCTGAACTAAAAGTTCAGTGGACTCAACTAGGGTTGCTATCACTTTTAGGATCGCTGTACCAACAAGGAACAGTATCGCTAAAAGAGCTAGTGACCGCAATAATCTCACCCCAAATGGGGATCGATTACTCAGAGGAGGCAGTTGGCCTTCCTGCGAAAGCGGTACTAGAGGTTGCAACATTACGTTTGAATGGGGAGAAACCCACGGTAGCGGACAAGGATTTACCTTGGCCGAAACCTGAACAAAGACTCGAGTTCTTCTTCGAGCATGAGAGTTTCTTAACAGTTAAGGCATTATCAGATAATGTCTCAATATGTCAAGAACTTCAACGCCAGTGGAAGAAATGGGTCCTGTTCGCCTCAATGCAACTCTTCTTTCCGTTGGTACCTGTGAAGGTAAACCAATGGAATTCCCTAGATTTGGGAAGTATGGGCCTTGATAAGATTAATAAACTTATTAAGACTCAGTATCCGTCCACAAAGTTTGAAACCAAACTGAGTGTCAACGGATCTGGGAACCATACTCTCGAATATAGAGAAAAAGAAGATATCCTCGACCTACAAAGTTATCTAGCAGACCTTCCTGATCATTATCAGGAACAAGTCTTCCGGATTACCGAGTGGTGGGGTGTTGCTTTAGGCCTCGGGGTTTCCACCGATGACCCGGCGGAGCTTCTAGAAGAGGCATCAGACATGCTGGAACAATTCCAGTATGACGAAATGCTTCCACTAGATGATGCTTTAGCCTTCCAAGACCGAATAACTCGCTTCGAACAGCAGGTGAACTTTAGTACACCGGTTGAACGAGACGAGATTACGGAGAGTACTCCTATACTTGCGTATATGAGAACACTCTTCGGTAAACAGTTCTTTAAAGGAACTGGCGGAATTGGAGCTTAAGCTAGCTCTACCGGATCCAAGGTATGCACCATTAGCCAATACACAGTATGTGCGTGAGACCAATGTTTGTACTGTAACACAGAATCTTGTCACAGTAATGCATATGGAAAGTGATCGACCAGTTAATCGGTTAACTGGCTGTTAATTCAAAAGTAAAGAGTTCTAGGCCCTATCTTGGTAAACCTAAGCTATTGCTTATTTACAAATAGTGACTACTTTTACTCAGTCCTTGACACTTCTGTCTGAACGCAATCTCTTGAAAGAGTTGGTGCAGGTGAAACACTGGTAAACCGGCTTTAGTAAGCAGGTTGTCAGTATGACACAAGAAACGGAAGGACGACAGAGAGACCCCTAGGGGACTACTGTCTGAGTAATTGATAGACTACTAGTAGATAAACCAATAGTTCGGGTCACCGAAACCAATGAAGGTCACGGAGATAGAACTTTGAGGAACTCTAACCATTTAGTTAGATGAACTAGGGTGGTACACTTACGTACTCTTCAGATCTTACGATCTTCTTCCCCCGTAATACGGGGAAACCCAACGATCATCATAGCAAATGGGGCTATGGTGGTTCCGTGAAACACGGAGTCATAGTTACACCTTTGAGGATGAGCC